CAAGTCTATAACGCAAATCCGGGGCTGTCGGAACTGGGGGCCATTCTGCCGCATGGTTATCCGGTGGAGTTACCCGACATGGCTCCTGCGGCCCAACGTGAAACCGTTCAATTATGGGATTGAAAATGGAGAAAATCAGCTCTGCGGTGGCCTATGTTTTTGCGCTGCTGTTAGCGTTTATTGGCGCACTGAGTCCGCAAGATATCGCCTTTTATGTGGCGGCGGTGGCCGCTGCTGCTACCTGTTTTATCAACTGGTACTACCGGCGCAAGAGCTATTTCTTGCTGAAAGAGTTGGCTATCAGGCGGGAGGTGTTCGATGAACTCAATCGTTAAGCGCTGTCTGGTCGGGGTCATTCTGGCGCTGGCCGCCACCTTGCCAAATTACCAGACGCTCAACACATCGCCCGCCGGGCTAAAACTGATCGCCGATTATGAGGGCTGCCAGCTCAACGCCTACCAATGCAGCGCCAACGTTTGGACAAATGGCATCGGTCACACGGCTGGCGTGAAGCCGGGCAGCGTGATTAGTGAGCGACAGGTGGCGGTCAATCTGGTGGCGGATGTGCAACGGGTTGAGCAGGCAATGGCGGTCTGTATGACTGTTGCCATGCCACCACCGGTGTATGACGCAGTGGTGAGTTTCGCCTTTAACGTCGGCACCGGTGCGGCCTGTCGCTCGACACTGGCCTTTTTTGTCAACAAGGGCGACTGGCGCAGCGCCTGCAATCAGTTACCGCGCTGGGTGTATGTCAATTGCGTAAAAAACAAAGGGCTAGAACGTCGCCGCACCACTGAACAAACGTACTGCCTGAGCGGGGTCTGATATGCGCACATTAATTCTGTTATGGATATGGGTCTTGATGATGGCAGTGCTGGCATGGCATGCCCATAGTCTGAAAAAAGATTTAGACAGCGCCAAGCTGGTGATTGGCACTTTATCCGCTGGGATTGAGGGCCGAGACAATGCGATCACCCGCTTGCAAGATGAGGCCCGGCAACAGGCAGAAAATGAGCAGGCATTACGGCAATCACTGAGCCACGCCAGCACCTTGTCATTATCCCGTGAACAGAAAATACAAAGGTTACTCAATGAAAATAAAGCCTTGCGTGATTGGTTTGCTGCTGCTTTGCCTGCTGACGTTATCCGGCTGCACCAGCGCCCCGCGTTCGCCAGCGCCAACGATTATTTACGTTGGCTGTCCGACGGTGAACAGTTGCTCGCTACCAAGCAGCAGTCCGGCGGTTAATGGTGATTTAAGTGCCGATATCCGTCAGTTAGAAACCGCACTGGTAGCCTGCGGGCTGCAAGTGGAAGCCGTGAAACAATGTCAGGAACAACATCATGTTAAAACCCAAGCTGCTACGCCAAGCCTTAACCGACTGCCTGCCGCTGTTTCAGACTAACCCGGAACGGCTGAAAATGTTTGTTGATGGCGGGCGCATCGTCTCGACGCTGGCCCCGTCGCTCTCTTTTGAAAATCAATATACATTGACGCTGTTTATTGAGGATTTCCCCAGTGACGTTGATTATCTGTTTGTGCCGATACTGGCATGGTTGCGCGAGCATCAACCGGACATTATGGCGACAGAAGAAAAGCGCCGCAGCGGCTTTATTCATAAGATTGATGTGATTAGCGATGTGCTCAGTGATATCCGTATCGACCTGCAATTGACCGAACGGGCCATTGTGAAAGAGATAGACGGCGCACTGCATGTTAATCATGCGCTAGAGCCGACATGGCCGGGGGCGGCAACGCGGCCAACAGCCATCTATTTCAACGGTGAAACAGTCAAATGAATGAGCTGAAACCCTTTGATGATGCATTGGCCGGGCTGATTGCAAACTTAACCCCCAAGGCGCGCAAAGCGCTGGCGGTGACTATTGCCAAGCGACTGCGGGCCAGTCAGCAACAACGCATCAAACGCCAGCAAGCGCCAGACGGCACCCCGTATGCGGCGCGTAAATCTCAACCGCTGCGTAAACCCAAGGGGCGAATTAAACAGGAAATGTTCGCCAAACTGCGCACCGCGCGCTATATGAAGGCCAACAGCAACCCTAATGAGGCGGTGGTTGAATTTGCCGGGCGCGTGGAACGAATGGCGGCCGTGCATCATTTTGGGCTAAAGGATAGGCCGTCGATTCATAGTCAGGAAGTAAAGTATGAAGAACGGCCGTTACTTGGTTTTAGTCAGCAAGATATTAGTATTACCGAAGTAGAGGTCTTAGAATTTATATCGCTCTCTTAATTTACGATTTGTGGAACAATTAGTTAGTGGGGGCTAGTAGCACAGCGCCAGTTCGATACCGTACCAAAGATACAGGTAGGTAGTGTTCAAAATAGTTTATGACATTTAGCATTTCCATAGCTTCTATTTTAATTGTCATACCTGCAAAGTTATGGGTGTGTGTCAATTTTTTGTAATGATGTGGTTCTTGTGGTAACCATTCATATGTTTTGGAAAAATGGTAAAATTCATCAAGAGATACGCATGAATAGAGTAGTTTAAAAAATACTTTTATCGGAAATAACACAACATCAGAGTCTAATGGTGCTTTTACTCCAGCGAAGCCATCAATTATAACAAAAGATCTAATTTTCCACTGTGTAATATCATTGCATTCAATATTAAACCTATCTAAAATAAATTTTATATTGTCTCTAGCAGCGGATAATTTATTTTCTGCTTGAGATATCTTCCTTAAAGACTCATCTTGTCTATGCAATATTTCATTTTGATCTGCCGGTGTTAAAGTCCATTTTAATTCACATAACAGAATAGTTTTAGATCCTTCATCTAAAATAGCAACATCTATCTCACCACCAGACTTGTTAGGTAGGTGAAAGTTAGTGATAAATGGAAATAATGAATTTATCTCTGAAGCAAATGAATCGGTCATTCTTTTTTCAAATAAATAACTTATTTTATCAAATGTTATTCTGTTAACCCTTAAATGCAGGGATAAAGCATTCCTTTCATAATTGGATGAGAGGATTAAGTGTATGGGTAAAAAATACCCCAAGGGTGATTTGAATAATGGTTGTAACGCAGGGTCTGGATTTTTTGTTTTGAAGCCATAGGTTAAGTACTGTGTCGTTTTTAAAATTATATCTTCTGATAAATTAGTCATTTTTTTAATAGTTGCCACCAACTGGTCCTCTGGAATATCCAATACTCTTTGTTCAACTCCAGCTCCTTTAAGATGCCTGACGCAACCATTAATCCAAAGGCAATACAAATGATAAATACAAATAGAACTTAGCGCTCGATAATACAATCTAAAGTCATTTAGTTCGCCCCATGGAAATACCCACTCATCCGGCATGTCAATTAATTTATCACTATGCAGGCTGAAAATTGAATTCAAAGCATAAATGTTGAAATCATATTCAACTCGTTCATTTGATACTTTAGAATTTGATAGTATAGTGTGGAAAATAAAATCAAGCTTATTATCTTTCTTCATTTCCATTATTAAAAAAATCAATACTTCTATCCCTGATATACAATCCTCTGTCACACTTTGGTCATAGTCTACAACAGAGATATATTGTAATGATGCATATGGCTCTTGTTCTGTTTTACTTTTAAAAGATATTTCTTTATTTTTAATTGAAAAATTAGTTAGATTCCTATGTGTGGATATTACATTTCTAGATATGTCCGAGTATGCATTTGCCTTTTGTCTTGTTTGTCCTAAAGTCTGATAATGTTCCTTCCTTAAATACTTATCATATTTAATGTCGCATAATAATTGACACTTCTCATATATGAGTTCTAATGTGTATTTTAAACTATATTTATATTTATCTAACTCTTCTCTATAACGCAAGAAATGAGTTATATCTTTATTTTTATATAAGTCTTCCCTCATGACGTAAAGGCACATGAACATATTATCTTCATATACAGTAAGAACTCGCCACAACGCTAAAAAACGGTTTTCAGTAGTCAGTTTTGATTTTTTAAAGAAAACATCAACTTTTTGTTCGAATTCATCGAAATCTTCCATAAGCTCACGTCCTTCGATTACTCTTACTTAAATTAAGTGTTATTCATTATACATCTTTGTTGTGCCAAACCTCGTACAACCCTATCAGATTGAAGACTATCATCTCAGATAGCATCCTTTCTGCATGAACACTCAAACCCAACTTACTGAAATTCTGCGCCTGCTGCGCAACCTGATCCGTATTGGTACGGTGGCCGAGGTCGATCTCGACCAAGCCCTGTGCCGCGTCGCGACGGGAGACAATACCACCGGCTGGTTAAATTGGCTGACGCTACGCGCTGGTCAATCGCGGTCATGGTGGGCGCCGTCCGAGGGTGAGCAGGTGTTGATATTGTCCCTCGGTGGTGAACTGGACACTGCCTTTGTGCTGCCGGGCGTTTTCTCTGATGACTTCCCGCCGCCGTCGGCCTCGGCGAATGGCCTGTATGTCGCCTTTCCTGACGGTGCCACGTTGCACTATGAACCGGACAGCGGCGAGTTACTGGCTGACGGCATCAAAACGGCGGTTATCAATGCGGGTGATTCGGTCACTGTCACCGCCCCCAATATCACCTGCTCCGCCTCGGTCAAAATTCTGCTTGATACGCCAGAAGTGGAATGCACCAATAACCTGACTACCGGCACTTTGAACGTGAAGAAAGGCGGCACCATGAGCGGCAATATTGAACACACTGGCGGCCAGCTTTCATCTAATGGCGTAGTACTTGATAAGCATGACCACGGCGGTGTGCAGCGCGGGGGTAGTTACACGGAGGGGATTAAATGACGACAGCCACATACCTCGGCATGAGCCGCAACGCCGGGCAAGCCATTACCGATGCTGACCATATCAGCCAGTCCATCGCCGATATTTTGATTACACCGGTGGGTTCACGGGTGATGCGTCGCGCTTATGGGTCGCTGCTCTCGGAACTGATTGACCAGCCACAAAATCCGGCCCTACGCCTGCAAATTATGGCCGCCAGTTACAGCGCCATTTTGCGCTGGGAACCGAGGGTCAAGCTGACGGGCATCACCTTTGATACCACCTTTGACGGAAAGATGGTGGTCGATATCACCGGCACCCGCACCGATAGCGCGGCCCCACTCTCATTCACCATTCCTGTGAGCTGAACCTATGGCAACCATTGACCTGAGCCTGTTACCCGCGCCTTTTGTGGTGGAAGAACTGGATTATGAAACCCTGCTGGCGGAACGCAAAGCCACGCTGATTTCTCTTTATCCGGAGGAACAGCGCGCCGCCGTGGCCCGTACCCTGTCACTGGAGTCGGAGCCGCTGGTCAAGCTGTTGCAGGAAAACGCCTACCGTGAGGTGATATTGCGCCAACGCGTCAATGACGCGGCCCGCGCGGTGATGGTGGCCTATGCCGTCGGCAGTGATTTAGACCAGCTTGGCGCAAATAACAACGTTGAGCGGCTGGTGATTATCCCAGCAGACCCCACGGCCATTCCGCCGATTGAGTCAGTGATGGAATCTGACAGTGATTTTCGGGTGCGTATCCCGCAAGCCTTTGAGGGTTTGAGCGTCGCAGGGCCAACGGGTGCTTATGAATATCACGCCAAAAGCGCTGACGGCCGTGTGGCCGATGCATCGGCAATCAGTCCGACACCCGCTTGTGTCACGGTCACGGTGTTATCGCGTGAGGGTAATGGCGAAGCCTCAAACGAGCTGCTGGCCGTGGTTGAGGCCGCACTGAATGATGAAAACACGCGGCCGGTGGCTGACCGGGTGACGGTGCAGTCCGCCCGCATTGAAGATTATGAGATTGACGCGGTGCTCTATCTGCATCCGGGGCCAGAGGCGGAACCGGTGCGCGTGGCTGCCGAGAAAAAACTCACTGCCTTTGTTACCGCCCAACGCCGCCTTGGCCGTGACATTCGCCTGTCAGCACTCTATGCCGCGCTGCATGTTGAGGGCGTCCAGCGGGTAGTCATCAATGCCCCACTGGCTGACGTGGTGTTGGATAAAACCCAAGCCGCTTATTGTACCAGCAGCACCATCACAGTTGGGGGGACGGATGACTGACCGCTTGTTGCCTGTCGGTTCGTCGGTGCTGGAAGTGGCCGCCGCGCGCGCCTGCGCCGAACTGGAAAACACACCTGTCCCCATTCGCCAGCTCTGGAACGCCGATACTTGCCCGCTGCCATTATTGCCCTATCTGGCGTGGGCGTATTCGGTTGACCGCTGGGATGAGAAATGGCCGGAAGCCACCAAGCGCGCGGTGGTGAAGTCCTCGCAGTACGTGCACAAACACAAAGGCACCATTGGCGCAATTCGTCGGGTGGTTGAGCCGCTCGGCTATCTCATCAAGGTGATTGAGTGGTGGCAGACCAACGAAACACCCGGCACCTTTCGGTTGGATGTGGGTGTGTTGGAAACCGGCATTACCGAAGAAATGTATCAGGAGTTAGAACGCCTGATTGAAGATGCCAAGCCCTGTAGCCGTCATTTAGTCGGCCTGTCTATCAATCTCGACAGCAGCGGCTCGCTATATGTCGCCGCCGCCAGTTACAGCGGTGATGAGCTAACCGTATACCCGTATTTACCTGAAACCATAACCGTGACCGGCGAGGATTACGCCAGCGCCGCCGTCCATATTATTGATGACCTGAGAGTGACACCATGACAGCGAAATTCTTTGCTTTACTGACCCACATCGGCGCGGCCAAGCTGGCGAACGCCACCGCCCTCGGCACCCGCTTAGAGATTACCCAAATGGCGGTCGGGGATGGCGGCGGAACCCTGCCAACGCCGAACCCAGCACAAACCCAACTGGTAAATGAGCAACGCCGGGCGGCTCTTAATATGCTGACCGTTGACCCGGTAAACACCAGCCAGATTATTGCGGAGCAGGTTATCCCTGAAACCGAGGGCGGGTGGTGGATTCGGGAAATTGGCTTGCTGGATAAAGACGGTGATTTGATTGCCATTGCCAACTGCGCCGAAACTTATAAGCCACAACTGCAAGAGGGCAGCGGCCGCACCCAAACCATTCGGGTGATTTTGATTGTCAGCAGCACGGCGGCGGTTACGTTGAAAATCGACCCGTCAGTGGTGCTGGCGACACGTAAGTATGTGGATGATATAGCGATTGAGGTTAA